CCATTTGGATCTCCAGGTTTCGGATTCAGAATACCTTCATTTTGAGTGTTCATCAGTAGATAATCGTAGAGGACATTACCCGTGCATTCGGATATTGTGCAAGAGCAACTTGAATTGCCTCTTGACGATTGCGGGCATAACAGTCAACATAGAAAGTTTGACCACTGACCATGCAAGTAACACGATGCTTCATAATTTAAACCTCACTTGTTAATTGTAGAAATTACAGGTTGCCCCTGAACAAATGCCATATCAGCAACAGATTGCAGTCGTCGTGCGGTTGCAATCCCAGTATTAGCATACACCGGAACATGAATAAAACCATAGGATTTCACATAATCTTCGGTTTTACCAGGAGTCAGAGACCCCTCTGAGAGACGCCTAGAATCCTCTGGATGAAGGCGCACCACACGCCCAATGGTTTGCACCATAGAAGTATAGTCCATGTTCCTCATGAGGATGCAGGAGGTCAATCCTGGGCAATCAATACCCTCAGAAAGAATGGAGTAGTGAAGAAGAACAAACTTCTTGGTAGAATCTGCACCATATTCCTTGAGAGTTTCAAAGAATACATCACGCTTGACTTTTTGATTGTTAATGAATGCACCATGCTTAGCAGTAATCCACAGAATCTCATAACCATGAGACTGAATCTCAGTCATAAAATCAGTTTCGGCAAGCATACGAATCATTACCTTAGTATTCGGTGCTGCAACCAGAACCTTTTCCATGTTCTCTTCATTCAGAATAGTATCCAGAAGAGTCATGCAATCATGTTCTGCACCAAATTCTTTATTACGAACAACATTCCTTTCCTGAGTATTGATTTGTGGAGGAACAATGAATCCCTCCTTAACCATATCAGAAGCAGAAATATTTGTAATCATTTGACCATACACATGACTCCAGTTCATACCAGGTTTGTTGTAAACATTAGAATACTTTGGAGTTGCAGTATAAGAATAGAATCGCTTGGACTTCTGAGACAATTGCTCCACATAAGGAAAGAAATCCTTACGAACGGAATTATGTGCCTCATCCATATGAACGGTATCAATTTCAATACCAGACTCAATCAGACGATGAAGAGAATGATATGTTGTAAAGATCAGTTTATGACCTTCAACATTCTCATGCCATTCACGAATCATCTTAGGACTGGTAGTGCAGAAATGATCAGTATCACCAGAATGTACATGAAGAATGTGAGCATTATTAATGTACTTGATGTACTCTGAACACAACTGTGATGTCAACAGAATTCTTGGAGAAATCACAACAACAGTTTGATGCTGAGACTTCTTATACTCACGAATAGTATCTCCGATACCAATCAGAGTCTTACCTGCACCAGTCACGGCACAGACAACACCTCTGGAATATTTGGAGAGCATGTCAAGAGCACTTTGCTGATGAGGACGAAATTGAATCATGGGGTGATTGGTTGACTTCAAGTATTATAGCAATAAAAAATCCCCTTGTAGGGGATGGTGTGGACGGTTCTTCAGGTGTCCTATAGAAGCTTAGATTCTCATCTTCAACGGAGACAAACCTAGTCTAGCAGTATTTTATGATAGTGTCAAGGTTGTTGAACCTACACCAGGAACTGTAATAGTAAGTTGACTACCAGTTACCACAAAAGTTAATTGACCCGATCCACAAGAAAAACCATTAGTTGCTTGTACAGTTCCAGAAGCGTTTATATTGATTCCCTCAATAGTATCTATTGTTGCATTTGTTGAAGTTAAAGTAGTAATTGTCCCTACATTTGCAGTCAAAGAATTGAGAGTTGTAGTACCATTAGTTGTTAAATTATTTTTAATTTCAACATTATTACCAAAATATGCATTATTAGTTACTGTTGATGTACCGACAACATGAAGAGTTGAGGTTGGATTTGTAATTCCAAGTCCCAATTTTTTATCATAGGTAAGGGTCATCAACTGATCAAAATTTCCACGCCTTAACCAGTAAAATGAACCAGTATTTACACCTACTGTTCCACCTTCAATATAAAAATTGACATTTCCAGTATCATAGTTTATAATATCTAAAGATTTTTGAGTACTATATGGAAAAGTAATACTGGAAGTATTTCCAAATCTTAGAGCTCCCGAATTATTGGTTCCACTTGTACTTCTACCCACAGAAATCGTGGATTCTGCAGTATCGCTAGTTATTAGTAATGATGATACGGAACTTCTTCTAATATGGACATCGGAATTTGGTAAAAATGTACCGACTCCTATTTTATCTCCAAGAATGATATAGGGTTCAGATGTTGATGATAAAATTCCAATATTACCACCAACAAGAGTTAATTTCTGAGTTGGAATTGCTGTGCCAATTCCAATATTACCATTTGATGCTGAAAATACTGTTCCGGAAGTTCCTACATGCAATGTTGTGAAGACTGTTGCAATTCCTGCAGTCATTAAACCTATTGCTGCAGTTGGTGCAGTTATTATACCAACCGATATTGTAGTTGCAGATACAGTTCCTACGGAAATATTCGGACTTCCAGTTAATGAACTTGCGGTGGAAGCAGTTCCAGTAATGTTACCAACAAAACCAGATGATGCAGTAATTATTCCAGATATATTAATACTTGATGGAAGTCTAGAATTATCAATAGTTCCTGTTAAATTGGATGCATTTAACAAACCATTAAATTGAGATGCAGTTACAATTCCAGAATAAGATGTATTCCCATTTGAATTAAATGTAATTCCAGTTCCAATTTGAAGTTGTCCGTTTACAATGGTGGTTCCTATTCCAACTTTTGAGGTTGTTGAAATTGTTCCGGCAGTAACATACCAACCATCAACTGCAATTGCATAAATTCCTGTGAGTCCAGATGCACTTCCAGAAAAAGAAGTTGCAGTAATAATACCAGATGAAACTAAAGATTGGGAAATATTTAGACTTCTTATTGTTGCAATTCCAGCATATAAACTATTTGCCGTAACAAGTCCAACAATCTGAGCGTTTCCGCGAACATCTAAAAATTCTCTTGGAATTGATGTTCCAATTCCAACAAGTCCATTTGCATTTACTATAAAATTATCATCATCAACCTGAACTCCACTTCTTAAATTAAATGACTTCCTATAATTTGCCATTTTATGGTGATACTTTATTGAATATTTATTTTAATTAAAAAACATCCATATTAAAAGATAGTACTAACCTCTCTTTATTGGATTTATTTGGAATGGTATAATGTAATATAGACGATGGAAAAACTATTATAGAACCTTCTTCTATTTCATTGGGAAAATAATTTAAATCATCACCAGTCACAAAGTTATTAAAGGGTGATATGAAGTAAGTTGGAGTATGATCTTCAATATCATATTTTACAAAACATACTGCAGAATAACCAGTAGATCCATGATTGTGTGGATGATGATAATTTCCAAAAAATGATTGTTCAAACCATCCAGTTTTTATTGTACATCCACCAAATCCAATATTAATTAAAAATTTTTCTATTTCATTTTTAAGTATATTGGAAATATTTTCTATTATTTTTTTATTATCAATATGATAGTTTGTATTAACTGGATTATTATCCAAAAGTTGCATATCAGATTCTATATTGGAATATACTGAAAGAATATTGTCTTTAATTTTTTCCCATGAATCTATTTTATTATGATAAATTGGAACACTAAACATACTTTGTATCATCAATTTATTTTATAAATTATAACTATCTATAGTATTTTAATATGGACCTAAAACCGTACCATAATTAATGAGAGATATAGTTACTCCAGGATGATATACAGAGTTTCCTGAACTTCCACCAGAACCTCCAGAAGTATTCTTATTTTCTCCATTATTTCCTCCAGAACCCAAACTTGCACCATCTCCACCGTATCCACCATTACCACCTCCCGTTAAACCACAAGGAGAAGTTCTGTTGCCGCCACTCTGAGGTCCACCAATTCCAGCAGTTGTTAATGTCCCAGGAGCACCAGGACCACCTTGACATACATTACCATTTCTTCCCCGTTCATTTACAAATCCACCAGAACCTCCAGATCCTGCCGGATATCCTGCTCCACCCCCTCCACCATAACCAGCACCTCTAGCATCTGGTCCATTATTATACTGATATCCACCACCTCCTCCACCACCTCCTCCAC